CGATATAGGCTGCAAAATGGTAACTAGATTACCTCGCAACGACGGTTTTAGTCAACGACATGTTGCTAATCCTGGCGTTACTAAGTACTTAAAATCACTAGATTCTGATGGTACTAATTTTTGGAGATCACCCGTTTCAGTTTCGCTGATACGGAATGATATCTTTCAATACCATAATGGTTGGAATGACGATTTACCTGATTCACTCAGGATCGCAGTTCAACTTGCTGATAGAGCTTTTAGGTTAAAGGAACCTGTTAAGATGCTTCATCTTAATGATGTCCTTTCCTACGATCTTCCTATATGGAGGAGGAGCCCTGGACTTCCTTGGAAGTCACTTGGTTATCAAACTAAGGATGATGTTAGGCATGATCCTAAGTGTAGACAATCTATCAGATGGTTTTGGCATCGTATTAAATACGGTGATAAAATTGGTGCTCCTGATTGCTGTGCATTTGTGCGCAGTCATTTAGCTGAACTAGGTGATACGAAAGTGAGAGCTGTGTGGGGCTATCCAATGACTATGACAATTGGAGAAGCTGTTTTCGCTATTCCGTTGATAGAGGCTTATCAACAACAATCAAGTCCAATAGCCTATGGCTATGAAACCGCTGTTGGCGGTACATATCGTTTGAAGAATGAGATGGGTAATTGCAAGAGTTTCTCGGCAATTGACTTTTCATCATTTGATAAAACTGTGCCAGTCAAACTCATTAAAGTTGCTTTTGATATATTATTACGTAATATTGATTTAATTAATTATCGTGAGCATGGGGTTGCTGACGCAAGACGCATGTTAAGCATGTGGGATTATATAATAGAGTATTTTCTTAATACACCTATTCGTCTATGTAATGGGGAAAGATTTAAGAAACATTCTGGTGTGGCGAGTGGAAGTTATTTTACTCAACTAATTGACAGTATTGTTAATTACATACTAATAGTTTGGGTTTATATCGAACAAACAGGTTTACCTCCTCGTTCTATTAAAGTTCTTGGTGATGATTCAGTTGCTGGATCAGATAAGAAACTTGATTTGTGTGACGCTAATGATCTCTTTCGGAGCATTGGCATGTCAATTAATCTAACTAAAAGTGCAGTTTCCAAGTATCTTGCAGACTTAACTTTTCTTGGTTATCAGATTAATTTCGGTATACCTACTAAACCACATTCTAGATGGATGGCAGCTTTGCTGTATCCTGAAAGACCTGACAGATGTTGGGATGATGTTGCTAGTCGAGCTGTTGGCTTGTGCTATGCTGCATTTGGTTTAGATGATCGTTTTGACACTTTGTGTCGAATAATCATAACTTTACAACCTTTCGATTTGTGCATTGATTCTAGCTTAGCTAGAATGTTACACATGATAGGTTGGGAACACGTTTCAAAAGATCCCCCCGATCGAATTACATTCTTGCGTAAGTTGAGACTTGTTTAAGCATTCACACTGCC